ACGGCGGTGCGCTTCGATGCGGCGCCGGAGGCGGTCTAGGCCATCTTGATCTCCTGGTGCGTGCATGGCGGCACGGGACGCTGCCGCCAGCCATTTGGTGGGCTCGGTCCGGCGGGCCGCGTCCAGGCCCGCCGGTCTTCAACGCCCCTCGCTTACGAGATATGCGTTACGCCAGCCACGGGCAGACCATCACTTCGACGGCCTTGAAGTTGGTGTTGCTGGCGCCGTTGGCACGGTTCTCGGCATCGACCACCGCCTTGGCCTTGGCGCGGTTGCTCGGGCCGACCAGCAGCAGGTTGGGCGACACGCCCAGGGGGCGGCCTTCGTCGCTCTTGTACTCCAGCATGGCCTGCACCCCGGCATCGAAGGCGGTGTCGTCCAGGGCGTTCTTGGAGGCGTAGGCCATCTGCCAGAAGCCGAAGCCCACGTTGCAGCGCGCATCGACGCCGTAGCGATATTCTTTGCGCATGAACACGCTTTCGTCGTCAGGGTTGGTCATGCCCTGGAGGGCGTAGTCGCTGCGCTTCTGGAAGATAATCGGCTTGAGCGGGCGCTTGGTGTCGAGCAGGAACCATGCGTCGCCGGAACCGCCCGCGAAGTTGCTGACCGTACCATTGCCGACCGGGTGATCCGTGTCGAAGAAGTACTGGCCATCGAAACACTCGGTCGCAAAACCGTCGGCGATCAGACCGAACACCAGTTCGTCCGGGTGCATCGCGGCGGCATAACCCATCTCCTCGAACAGCGGAGAGAAGACGCCATAGCTGTCATCGTCGATGTCATCGCGCGGCACGCCAACGCTCGATTCGAAAGACTTGTTGGTGATCGAGTAACCGGAGGCCGCGAGGTTCTTGATCTGGCGATCACCGATCCATTCGCGCAGCTTCGGCCATTCGGACAGCCAGCCGTAGTTCTCGGTCTTGGTTGCGGACGGGACCATGGTGGCCACCCGGGACCACATGGGCGACACGCCGGAAAAGCCTTTGGTGAAACTGGTCTTGAACCCCTGGTACATGGCGTCCAGGTTTTCCTTGTTGATGATCATGCCGCCCAGGCCGATCAGGGTGAGTCCGGTGTCGCCCAGGGTGGGCGTGTCGATACCGTGGATCATGAACATGGCCATGCCGACAGCGGGGATGGCGAACAGCACGGCCACGGCCAGGGCGCGCGCCAGGGAGTTGAGTTTTCGCATGGGAGTGATCTCCTGTGTTTGCGTGAGCGTGTGATCAGATCTCGACCCAGACGCCGTCGGCGTCCACGTCGCGCACCTTGCCGGCCACCGAGCGGGTGCTCGAGCCGTTGGTCTTGGCCACCGTTTCGTCATCGACGATGTAGCAGTCCAGGCCCACGTCGCCGATGTCGACCAGGTCGGCGGCGGCGCTGTTCTTGAGACGGAAGAGCCCACGGCGCACCTTGACGGATACCGCGCCATCGGCTCCGGCGCTGTTGTCGGCCTTCTCCTGGGCGACGCCCACACAGCGGCCGGTGGTGGCAGTGACGGCCGGCTTGGCCAGGTTGTCTGCGGTGTCGACCACCACCAGGGCACCGGCGTAAATCACCTTGCCGGCATCGACGGGAAACTCGAAGTCTTCGCTCGCGCGCCAGGGCGTGCTGCGGTCAGCGGTCAGCGCCATCAGTTGGCCTCCAGGGTTTTGCGGTAGTCATCCGGGCTGATGCCCATGGATTTGCACACGGCCAGCTGCGCGTCGCTGAGCTTGCCGGGCTTCTCGGCATCCGGCGCCTTGCCCTTGGTCTGCGTGCCAGCCAGGGCGGCGATGGGCGCGGCGCTGTCCAGGAAGCTGGTAAGCGCGGCCAGGTCTTTCTTGCCCAGGTCGTTGGCCCATTGCTTCTGGGCCGGCAGCAGCTTGCCGTCGACGAGGGCCTGCTCGACGATGGCGCCGACCTTGTCGGTGTTGAACTCGCTGCGCAGGGCGGCAAGTTCGGTCTGCACGGCCTTCATGGTTTCGATGGGCACGTACTTGGCCGGGTCGGGCGTTTCGGTGGTGGTCTTGGCGCGCAGGGCGGCCAGTTCGGTGTTGGCGGCCTCAGCGCCGTCGGCCTTGGACTTGAGCGCGGCGACGGCGCCAAGCGCTGCCTCCTCGTTCGTGTCCGCCGACAGGCCGAGCTTCTCGAGCAGCTTTTCGAGCAGAGTCACGTCGTTCTCCTGTGGTGCGGTTACGGGTTTTGCGGGGGTGAGCGACCGGGCGCCCAGGGCGGCGACGAGCTTGTCGTCGATGCCCGGCCGGTTGGTGAGGGCCACGTTCTCGAGGCCGAGCACTTCGCCGGTGTCGCGGTCGTAGAAAAAGACGGGGGAGAGGTAGCGGTATTCGTCGCCGGCGATCGCGTTGGCGGCGCGCGGCGTCCAGGTGATGGCGCCATACAGGCCGGGCTCATCGCCCTCCGGGCGCCATTCGAACGACATGGGGTCAAGCCAGCCCGAGGCGAGCACTTCCTTGCCGTTGGATTCAGCCAGGAGCGACTGGTGTTCGTAGTCCACCAGGATGTCGGTGGCGCGGCCGGCATGGGCCTGCTGGATGGCGACGGCGGCGCGCTCGCTCATGTACCACGGCCCCTCACCAGCCATCGCGCCGGTGCGGGCGTCGAACTTACCGGCCGGGATGAGCCGCTGCATGCGTTCGTCGCGACGCACGCGCAGCACGCCGCAGGCGGCCAGCGGATGATCCGGGGCGACGGCAGCCAGCGCGGCGATGCGGGATTGAGGGCGGGTGCTGTTCATGCCGCCCATGATGCGGACGGCGGTGGCGGCGGATCAGGCGGAAGGACTTCCGGTGATACTCAGCGGGGTACTTTTTTCACGCTAACCGGGCCGGCGCGGTCCCGTCAAGCGAATCCGGAGTCACGTCGCCTTGACGCAATCGACACAGACCCCGTTACAACCCCGTTAGTTTTTGTTTTCTGGTGTCGGGTGGTATCTGCACCGCCATCAGCACCAGAAAACGCGCCAGCGGCCCGATTTCGCGTTTCACTATCCGCCGGCCAGGTAGCGACTGATGATGTCGAACACCTCCCGCTCGTCCGCGTCCGATACGCCCAGGTACGGGCGGGCCGGGATGTCGCCCCACAGATGGGGGAATTCGCCCTTGCTGCCGCCGAAGTGCTGCATGGCGGCGTACTGCATGGGGCTCCCCACGTGCAGGCCGTCGCCGTCGATCTGGTAATAGATCTGAGTGGAGAGCGACCGGCTCTCGCCGATCAGCGGCCGCTTGCCCTGCACCACGGCAACGCCGCGTGCGTTGAGCCGCCCGTCGCGTTTGCGGGTGGTATTGCGATAACGCCCCAGGTGCGCCTCGAGGGTGGCCTGGCTGTTCATCACCCAGCGCACGCCGTCCGGTCCGGCGCCGTCGGCGAAGCGCTGCTTGGTGGCGCCCACCAGGTATTCGCCGATTTCGACAAAGGCCGGACGCGGGTTGTGCAGCTGATCGACCAGGCGCTGCAGGCCGTCGATCACTTCGCCGTCGTCGATGAACAGGGTGGCGGGCATGGGCTATACTCCAAGAGTCCGGTCGATCGGGAACAGCCTCCCGACGCCATTGCGCCCCGGCGTGATGATGAGCGCTACCAGGTAAGGCGGCCTGGGGCCGGACGCTCTCACCTTCAGCGAATCCGTGTCATGCGGGCGCGCACTTCCCGCTCCGCCTTCTTGTCGATGGTCTCGAACAGGGTCAGGAAATAGTTCTTATCACCCGCGCGGGTGCGCTTGAGCGCCGCGCGGTAGAGGCGTTGATCGGCCCACAGGGTGATCAGGCGCTCGTCCGCCTGGGCATATACCTCGCCTTCGTCCAGCATGCGCTGCACCAGGCGATAGTGTTCCGGCCCGATCTCCGGGTGCTTGATCTGCTTGCCCACCGTCTCTGCCGAGATCCACACCACATCAGCTTCGGTCTGCATGGCACCTTTCAGGGTGTCGTCCAGCACGGCCAGGGGCCATTCGCCATCCTTGCCCGTGGCCAGCCAGCGCTCGAAGGGCGCGGCGCCGGTCATCTCCGCCACATGGGCGCGGGCGATCGCCGCATCGCGCGGCGCCAGGGCGGCGGTCTTGTCCGCCACCATGCGGGCCACGTCGTCGGCCACGTTGGCGCCGGGCATGTAGTCCCAGCCTTCGTCGATGCCGGCCGGGCCGCCGCCCCTGGGGTTTGTACCGTCGTCCGGCGGGGTTCCGGTGTGGCCGCCCATGCGCTCGACCCGATCCGGGTGCACGGCGATCACGTAGCAATGGCAACCCCATCCGTTGGGGGTGTAGTGACTTTTCCACCACGCGTCGCTGGCCGGGCGGGTGATGCCGTTCCAGCTCACGTGCAGGGGCCGCGGATGCAGCACGCTGTCGTTGTGCTTGTACATCCACCACAGGCCGTCGTCGGCGGCCTGGCGCAGCTGCACCAGGCGCCCGGCCGAATAGCTGGTGGACATGTTGGTCTGGTAGAT